CCGGTGATTCTGCCGGAAAGTAGTCCCGCAGAACCAGATGAACCGGGCGCAGAACTTCCTTTAGGCGACTTAGCGGCTATCGCATGTTCACGCGCGGCTCTGCTCTCTGCTGCCTGAGCGGCTTTATCTTGAGCGCTTACCGCTTTCTGTGTTTCTGCGACAATCCTCTCAGCATGCTGTGTGGCCGATTCGTCTACAGTACCATACGCTTTATTTTGCCGATTCTCGATTTTGGCAAAAGATGATTCTATGGCATCGGCTTGTTTGTTAAAATAGGCCTGCATGTCATCCTCGCCGCTAAGATGCTGAATTAGACTTTTTTGACGGTTTACGGCATCGTTTTCTTGATTTAGCTGTGCGGTAAGCGCTGCGTGACGCTTTTGCAAGCCAGAAATAGCATCGCCTTGTGCATTGTAATCCGATTCAATCTCAGCAACTTTGGTATCTTGCTTTTCAAGATCATCGAGGAGTTTTTTGTTTTGATTCAGGAGAGAGGTTTCTCCCTCCATGCGAGATTTAAGAACATCTTGCACTTTTGAATCACTTAGGCCGGGG